AACGACTGACAACGTGATTCAAGTTGATGCCGACTCGTTGACCGATGGCCGAATGGCGTACTTTAAAAGCAACGCCAGCAGCACGAATACTCGTTCGTTGGTTTACATTAAAAACGACGACCCGGCAGCAACCGGCACAACTTGCTTGGAAGCTCGGAATGACTCAACTGGCAAAGCGATTTACGCAAACGGCGGCGGCATCGTTGAAAGATACGGCGTCCTCAAAGAAAACCTCCTCACCAACAGCGGATTCGATGTGTGGTCAAACTCGACGCTGGAGGATGTTGGGAGTAACTTGGTTTCTAGTTGGTCGAACATCAGCTACACAACTTTCACCTCAAGCGGTGCTAATATAACAAGTGCCGTTTCTAATGGTACGGGGGGGCAACAAGCCCAATCTAATACTTTCACTACCGAAACAGGCAAACTCTACAAGATGGTTGTGACTATCACATTAAATTCTGGGACTTTGCCAGAATTGTATGTCTACGAAGGCGATGGCAGCGGTTACATCAGCGGATTTGGTTCCAAGACATTGGCCGCTGGGGCGAATACATTCGTCTACGAAGAATCAAGCGGAGGTTCTTCCGCTAAATTGGTGATGTACAACCACGGCGGTGACGCTACGGATTACAGTTGCACATACACCCACTACGAAGTCACGCCGGGGTGCGTTGCGGCTGACAATCTGGCGTGGGACGGCGGTTATGTAAAAGACACCACACTTGATTGCTGGCGGCAGCACGATGATGGCGGGACGAACACCAAAGATGGCAGCTTTTATTCGCTGAAAACCACAGCGGGTGCAGCAGATGATTATATTTATTGGCCGTCTTATTACAATAAAGCCGAACACTTGCAGCGATTCGCCGGTCGGACTATCACGTTTGGGTGCTGGGTTAAAACTTCTACGGCGAGCCACGCGAGGATTCGACTGTATCAAGAGCCGACAGGAGGCACTACTCACGTTGACACACACACGGGCGGCGGCAACTGGGAATGGCTAGAAGTGCCGCTGGATGTCAATGCTGCTGTCACGACATTGAAGGTACAGTTTGACCAACTCGTTAGCGGTCAGACTGCATATTTCAGCCAACCGATGCTGGTATTCGGCAGCGCGATTGGCGAAGGCAACTATTCGCGACCGCAGGGCGAGATTGTTTGGAATGAAGTCGATTATGATTCTGTCTCGTATGCCGATTCGGGAACGCTAACATCAAACACAACATTTAATTCCGAAGCTGAATCACTTGGCAGAATACCGAAAGGCGCGAAGGCGCTTAATGTCAACTTGATAGGTTCACCCGATGCGGTTGGGAGTTACGAGGCGTATCTGCAAATTTATGACCCAACTTGGGCAACTGGTTTGCGAACTTACGGCAATGTCGTTGGCAATCGCATCACTTGTTCTGGGTGGGTAAAGCTAAATTCAGACGGCGAGTATCGAGTTGGGAAAAATCAAAACTTTAGCGAATTGAAATTAACATTTCTAGGAGTGCAAATGTAATGGCATTAACAATCACAGACACAAAACAAGTCGGCGGCAAAGATTACCAAATCATCTCGGTACAAGTTGCAGCCGATGGAGACAACTGCGTTTTCACCCACAGCGTTCCGAAAGACTTGGAAGGCGATGATTTACAATCTTACGTCGATGGTCGTGAAGATTGGTACAAGCGCGAACTGCTTCGCAATATGTATGAAGGCGCGGACTGCTACAATAGCAGCTTGGAGGATTGGGAGAAGTGGATTGCCGCCGGTTGCAAGAACGCTGAAATCACCGAGACAATCGTGACGCCAGCCGTTCCCGCCGCTGATGCCGTGATGGGAACGCGCCCCAAGATGACCGAGGTCGATGAGGAAGTTTCCAAGACGGTCATCGAGGAAGTCGATGGCAAGATGGTGCAGCGGGAGGTCAAGGAGACTGTCACCAAGCAAGTGCCGGTGACGAAGGAAGTGCCGCTGTTCAATGAAGCGGGCGAGGAGATTGGGACGCACACCGTCGAGGAGACAGAAGAATATGAGGTTACGCCAGCGGTTGAGGCGGTTGAGGAATCAAGTGAAACGGTTGTTGTCCGCGCTGAAACGGTCGTTGATAAGGTAGCGTGGAAGGACACGGCAGAATAATTTGGAACAATGATTGAAATTAACACAAAACCGACGGCGGGGCTGAATGTCTCGAAGGTAGCCATCTCGCTCAATAGCGCGGCAGAGTTCAATATGACTTTTAGCGTTGTGGGCTGGGGCAAGTTCACCGATGCAGAAGGCAACGAGGTGTGGGGCAATAACCCGCTCGTCTCGACGCTGTTGCGCGTTGACGGAGCGGCTTGGACGAACTGGGGCAAAACACCGGGAGAAACCGATGCCACCTATATCGGCAACCTCGCGCTTCAGCAGCTTGGGCTTGAGCGCGATGAGACGGTTGTTGTGGCTGAGGAACCGGCTGAAGAAGAAGCTGCCGAGTGATCGGCGGGATTGGGTGGGATGATTGGGAACCGATACCGTCAATTTGATCCAGACGCTGGGCTTCCCGGTGGTCGCAGCGGCGGCGGCGGGGGTGTTTGGCTACAAGATCGTTTTTTACGTCCTTCGCAATCTTTCCCAGGAGGTCAAGAATTTATACGAGATCATCGTCAAGCTAATTGATCGGTTGAACGGACATGACAAAGAGACGAACAAACTCGCGAAAGAAGTCGCCCAGTTGCGATGCGAGGTTGCTTCGCTCTACAAGTGCATGGGAATCAACCCGAAGAAGCCGGTTCGGCGGGAGCGAGATGATTAGGTTGGCGACAGTTGTGGGTTTGGGTTTGTTCGCGATCCTGGTTGGCTCGGGGTGTAAGAATTTGAAAGAAATCGACATATCGCTGACGGGATTTGAGGCGGAATATTATCCCGCGCATCCTGACCAGGAGAGTGGCGGGTTTTTCGGTTCGGTGACCAATGTTGTTCACGCCGCGCCAGCATCTTATCCGCAGTTGATGCCGATGAGCAGGAATCGATGATGACATGGGTGGACGATGTGAAAGTTGCGGTCGCCTCGATCACGGGGATCGGCAACTGGTTGGTGCAGATGGACATCTTGCTGAAGTTTTTCATCTCGCTGATGTCGTTGTTGTACATCAGCAAAAAGTGCGCGGATTTGTACAAAGGCAAACGATGAAGAAGAAATTACTGTTAGTCGGGGCGTTGCTGTTCGCAGCGTCGAGCGTTAACGCGGGGGATCTGTTTGGTGCGGGTTGGAAGCCCAAGCCGAGCATCACGTTATTTGGCCAAACGATCAAGTGGGCGATGCCATCGCTTTGCGTGGGAGCAAAAGCCGGGGTACTTCCCGATGCGGGGGTCAGCCCGGACGGGTTGAACGTCAAGATTCCGTATCTCTCCATCGATTTACCGTTCCCCACGCTAACCGTTAAAGCGGGGGGCAAGCAGGCCGAGCTAAAGCTGGGCGCAATTGAAAAATCAGTACACGAAGAATAACATGTTAAAAAGCAAAACAGTTTGGGCTGCCGTCACATCGCTTGTTGGGGCGGCGGCGGCAGTAGCGACCGGCGAGGCAACGATTGCCGAGGGACTCCAGATCGGGGTGACGGCTATTCTTGCGATCTTCCTGCGTCACGGGGTTTCCAAGTCCCAGAATGCCGCTGAGGCGGCAGTTGACGCGGCGAGCAGCATCACCCCCGCCCCGAAGAAGAAAGTCGTTAAGAAGACGAGCTAGGAGGCATAGATGGCAGGTTTGACCACCACCCAGACGTTCAGTGACGGTGACACGGTTACTGCCGCCAAGCTGAACAATATCGTTGCGAATTGTTCGATTGATGCGGATGCCGTTACCACGGCAAAGATACTCAATGCGAATGTGACGCTTGCCAAGATGGCGACCGGGTCGGTGGACACCGATCAGTTGGTGGATGACGCGGTTCATAACAGCAAGCTGAACGACATGGGTGCGCGGACGGTCAAGGCGAACGCGACCAACGCGGGTGCCAACCCGACCGATGTCTCGCTAGGTGGAAACAAGTTGCTTGCCGGTACAACCGACTCGATCAATGCAATTAGTTTCACCACCGACCTGGAGATGGATGCGACCGATTCGGCGGCAACGCTGATTCGGGCTGCCGACACGCTGATCAGCGGCAAGTCCACCGTCACGGTGGTACCGGCAAACGACACTGTCCTCGTTTACGATGCGGACGGTTCCGGGAACAAACTCGGGAAGGCGACTGTCACCGACATGATGCAGACGCTTCCCGCTTTGACCACGACCAGCGGGGTGGTTCGCTTGGCGACCCAGGAACGGGCGATAGACCCAAGCACTGCCGGGACGGTGGCCGCTGATGTCATTACGGTCAATCAGAGCGGATCGATGCTGGCGAAAGCCTGGGCGAAGTTG